ATGTTTTCCTCTTAGAACTTCAATACAATTTTTATTTGCTCTGATTGTGTATTTGATCTTGATACTGGATCAAAGTTTTCCAAATATACTACATCGCCTGAATATTTAACTAAATCGGGAACAACTCTTCCAGTAACATTTACTGATGCCCCAGATGAAACGCCAATACATTGTTCATCAGCATTTATAACACCTTTAACATCTGTTAATGTCCAAAACGTACTATCATTACTGTGATAAACACCATTAGCTAATACAATATTGTTTTGATAAATTGCCTCATCAGCTATAAATGTTCCAGCAATATAATCAACAACATATCTATATCTTTGATCAAATGTTGTAAAATCCTTCGCTACATTATTTATCTTGTATGAAAGAACATTTGCTGTAGCAACATTACTTACAGGGCCTGCAACATATACTGTCTTACCAGAAAGAAATTGCCCTGCAACATTTGTTAGTTGCAAAGTTGCTCCAATATACGATTCAATAACACCCGTTGCAAACGTATTTGCTTGAACTAAATTAGCTCCAATAGTGAATACACCTGAAACAGAGGATGCATTTAATGACAATTGTACATTAGCAAACAAAGGATCCTTCAATACACCAATTGTTCTAAAATCATTAGTTGTAGGTATTGTTCCACTTTCTGTATTTGAAAAGGTAATGCCAATACCTAAAGCTGTAGAACCTAGTTCAACATATGTATTACTACCATGGCCTCCTCTTGGAGGTAACATAGCTTGAATTACAGCCCCGTTAGATGAAACACCACCTGTATTAGCACGTACATTAATTGTTGCATATGAATAACCACCACCACGCCCAATTACCTCAACTTTATAAATGCTGTTACTACTTGCTGTATTAACAAGACCTCTTGCAACAGCTCCTGTACCATCACCATCAATTTCAATATATGGTGTTATTTGATATGTAGTTAAAGAAGTAGGTGTTGTTGTAAACGGTGAGCTAATAGTCATTCGCTTATATGCACCATTATAATCGGTAATTTTTTTAATTTCACCAGCAGCAGGTCCAGATGTAATATACAATGCACTATCCGTATAAAAATCATTATTTGAACTTGCATCAGGTTGCAAATCATACAAGTATGGGTTACCAGCTATTTGAATTTGGCTTGCATTGAATGAATTTGAATACAAGGCATTGTAATTAGAACCTTGATAAGACACTCTAATAACATCTATTGCACCACTAACAGCATTACCTGTTACTTGTGTATTTGATGATACTGGCATCCAAGTATCTGTTGCAAATTTGTTCCAAGTTGTGTTTGTGACACTATACATATATTTCCAAACATAACCATCTGCTGTACTGTAATAGGTATCATTTGGAGATGTTTCATTCAAAGAAGGTGAATTTAATGAAGGTACATATGAACCATTTGTATACCTTGGCGCATCTAAGATTTTAAATATATCGTATTGTGATGTTGCATTAACTGACACATAAAATGGTTCACCCAATACAACTTCATTGGAATCATAGGGAACATAAACAGTATTTGCAGTCCATTCTACTTTTGGTATCATTAACATTACATCATTGTCGGATATTCTTTTACCAAATACCATGTTATTAAATGCATCATACAAAACAGATTGTGTAGAATCTTGTGGTGTGGGAATTGATCCGTTAGCATAAGTTGTATGTTTACCAGCAAAAACATAGTATGCATTATTAGCGGATTCAGTAATTGATTCCTTTACCTGAAAGGCTACGTGTGTTTTTAAATGTGACGGTATTAATGTTTTACCCATGCTAGGTGCTTTCTATATCTATCTCTGTATTGCTATTTGTTATTGTCAAATCAAGGTCTGACTGATTAACATACGTTCCAAACATTTTTGTTCCTGCAACATGAATTACCTGTTTCAATACATCTTTATATTTATCAAACGGTATTGCTGCTTCAACATCATATGAGAAATTTTGGTAATAATCACCATCTTGCAAATATTTATCCTCACTTGCAAACCCTTTTGTGCCTGTAAAATAACCTGATCCAACACCCTGAGTATTAGCATAAGTTTTTACTGTTGCTGCACTATCAGTATTTGCAATATTAACAACAGTAACAACCTCATTTGTAACATAACCAAAACCCGAATTATACACTTCAGCAGAAATTATAGTACCATTAGCAACAATTACGTTAGCTGATACAACAGCATTATTACCTATATTGATTGAATCTTTATTCCGAATAACTTTAGTTATTGTGGCAGATGCACCAGAATCAGAACCAACAATTATATTACCAGCTGCTAATGTATCAAAAAACGTCAATCGTTTAAAGAAAACAATACTTGTATTTGTACCTTCACCAACAATACCTTTTGAAGTTATTGTTATTGTTGCTGCAGGATTAGTCGATTCAACTCTTGAATTAGCTAGTGTTGAAGTTGTTGATATAGTATTTACGGTACTATTAGATACAAAAGCTCCTACTACGTCTCTAACTGTAATTGTACCATAACCAGTATTATCAATTGATGCAGCATAAACATATCCTGTTGCAACATTAACTGTACCATTGCTTTGGTAAATAATTTCATCAGGAACAACAGATGTGGTATATCTTTCTATGTAATGACCGGCTTGCCCTGTTGCTGCTCCAGTTATATTAATGTTAGCTCCTCCAATAGCTGATGCTAAAGCAATTGAAGTAGTATTTGCATAGCTAACATAATATATGGAATTGTTTGTTAATCCAGATATAACTGTATTTCCTGTTGCTACAGTATATTTTACAGCTGTATTAACAGAGAACTTAGTGGCGTTGGATCCAAGAATAATAACATCTGCTGCAGAATTGACACTGGTATTAGAGTTAAATGAGTATTTTGCTACAGAGAAAGTATTCACCGTTAATACCGTAGCTAAAGTATCACTTGTTTGTTCAACTAATTCACCCACAGCAAAGTTTCTATTGGGTTCAGTAATATAAACAAGATAATCTCTTTTATCATATCCACCTGTTTTTCTATCATATATTTTTACAAATGGATTTTTTGTATAACCTTGTCCACCGTCTTGTGATGTTAAAGATGCTACTGTTCCTATAATGAAGTCATCAATCTCAAAACAATCTAATAATATTGCATCTTTATCTCCACCTGGATATTTTATAAAACCATAACCAGGAAGAGGTCCATCCAAATAATGTCCAGACTCATTTGAACCAGCTGTTAAATTTATTGAAGGTTTGTACAAATAATGACCATACTCATTTGAACCAGCTGTTAAATTTATATTTGCTCCACCAAGTGTTGTTGATAATTTTAAAGCAGAACTATTAGCAAATCTAACATAATATGTGGTATTGTTTGATAATCCGCCTATAACAGTATTACCTGCAGCAGTTGCATATATTATAGTATTACCATATCCAAAAATACTTTCTGCATTTGGAAAAATAATACTATCTTCTGACGAACTAACATTACTCGAAGCATTAAATGCAATATTAGCAATTGTTTCTGTTAATTTAATAGTAGTTGTATTAGCAAAATTAACATAATAAGTGCTGTTGTTTGATAGCCCCCCTACAGCTGTATTCCCGGTTGCTGTTCTATATGTAACAGCAGCACCAAATGAAAATTTGCTACTTGCTGATGTAAAAGCAATGGTATCATTAGCTGAACTAACATTTGAAAAAGCATTGAATGAAGTAGTATCTACTGATAACGGATATGTTGTATTAGAATTAAATGAATCAAGTCTAATATCCATAAAAGCTGTATTCATTATATTTCTATCTTTTAAAAACGTATAATCAAGCCTAACATTTTCTGGATTAGATATTCTACCAACTTTAAACGCAGCCCCGCTTCCTAAACCTATTTCATTCACAGATGAGTAAATTATTTTGTTTACACCATTAGCATAAAATTGAGAATTGCTAAAAATATAATTATTGTTTGACGTTACAAAAACATTATTAATGTTTATAACACCAATGGACGTAGCATTCTGACCCATCAAGTTACCAGTTGCTGTAACATTCATGTACGTGTTAACAAGTGCTGTTATTGTATTACCCTGCTTATAGAATTGACCAGCAGCAGCTTGAACACCTGCTGCAACATTTCCTGTTATTGTAGATACTAACATTGTTCCTTGAGTAGGACTTCTATAGTCAATACTTAAAATTACAGCATTGGCTTGCAATGCATTAGTAACACTGTAACTTTCAATAACATCACCAACAACAAAAGTATTGTTAGCAGAAATGAAATCAATATTTGCAAGTGGTTGATATATTGTTTCAAAAATATTAAACAGAGTAGAATTGCCAGATAAATCAAGAACCTTTGATGATACTAAACATGCAGCGGTATTAGTAAAACCAAAACCACCATCAATTAAAGTAAATCTAACAATACCTGTTTCTGTAGCTACATCAGTTATTCTTAATAAACCTTTATCACCAGATCCTGTTGTAATAGCTAAAATATCACCAACAACAAACCCTTCACCTCCTGTTATAACATCTACAGAAGATAAAGAACCTAAAACTCTAGGGTATCCTTCAATTATAGGATTAGATTGTAATGTTATTACTTCACCAGCTATAAAAGTTCCTACAACACCAGTCAAATAAACTACATTAACATATCGCCCACCAATTCGCTTTGTTATAACACTTTCCACAAATCCTGTTGCTTGAGTTTTGGAACCAATAATTTCTTTTTGAAGTATATTAGATAAATTGACCGCCCCAGGCAATAACTCAATATATATTGGCTTGTACCATACACCATCTGAAAGTTTAAACAGATCTTCTTTAGGATAATAGATTCTAGGAACAACATTATAGATAGATTTAAATAATATTTCATAACTTCTTTCCGACCCTTTTGATCGGTAAAAATCCATAACATGTTTTATTAAGAATCTTGAGTCGTCAACAGCTAACTCTAAAGGAAAATATTTTAAATACTTTTCTTTAAAATGAACAACAAAGCTATCAAGTGTTTTATCAATATCTCTAAACTCAATAAGATTTCTTGAATAGTATAATGGATTACCTTCACTCTCCATATATTTGTAATATTCTTTTACAAACTCTACAAAGTTAGGACCATCCTCCTGATAAAAGGCAGGAAATTGATTTTGAACAAACAGCGAAATATTATCTTCTATAGTTCTCATTACTCACGTACTCTCTCTACTGTAATATCAATATCTTGTTCTAGTACTCTTAGAATAATATTTTTCCTTGAATATATGTCACGGCTTGCTGGATATACAAAGAATTTAATATAGCCACCAAAAGCATCTGTAGGATTGAAACCAAATAAATTAATTATTCCAGTATCATAATCTACTGTACCTATACTTTTTACTACAAACGTAGATTCACCTCTTTCTGAAACAATATTTAACACACCTGCATTATCTTTAATTAAACAAGTTTTGCCTCCATATGTAAACACCGAAGATGATACAGAATGTGCAGCTAAAGTATCATACACTGAACTTGTAATATAATATTCCCGTGACAAAGGTAAATCAAATTTTATAGTGTAATTTTTTGATACATTGAATTGTAGTGTAGGTGGAGCAAGAATTTTAATTGCTCTTACAGCTGTTTCATTTCCAACTATGGAAACATCGGAATTATCTATTGCTGCAACAAGTTGACTATATCTTAGTGTTGATTCAAAATCATCAAGATACGTTGTACTAAAATCGTTTATAGCAGATTGCACAACAGTTTTAATTTCTTCTGGTTGTTTCTGAGAAATATTAACATTGTATCTAACTGTTGTATTAACATCAACATATGTGAATTCTGGATCAATAAACTCTGGTATAATAGTTAATGGTGATTTAGTTTTAATAAAATCATAATACAGCCTTTTATTTGCTGCAGGAACACCATCAGCATTTTGAATATCTACAGTTACAAACACTTTTCCATATTGAGGAGGATCCGAATCTTCACCACCATATACATTCACTGATTGAATTTCAGGAAATGCCATTTGAAGTAAAACTTTATAATCGTTTGCAGTAACAGCACGCTCTTGGGTTGCAACAGCTCTAGGAGCATTGAACCTCACAGACTCTATTGATTCTGAAACTGAACCATTCATTGCTGACGATACAGTTGTTACAATAATATTTGAATGACCATCAATTGGTCCATCATTAGCAAACGTTGATGCCCCATTTGGTAATTCACCACTACATGTTCTGTATTCCACAGCTACAACAGAACCGTTGACAGGCTTTCTTCCAAATACACCATCTCCAAATAAAATTTCATATTGGCTGTTTTCTGCAGGTTGAACAAAGAATACTTTTGATGTATTTGATACACCAAAAAGTGATAATGCTCTCGAATATGATAATACATCAGCACCACTATTTTCCAATACAGTAACAACTAAGCTGGAAATATCAACAGTAGGATTTGATATTACAAATCGTTGATTTGTGTTTGTATCATCATACACAAACGTATCATTAACATAATTGCCTTCATATAATGTAGTATTGGAAGCAAGATATGCACCAGATGTTAAAGCATTATTAAGTACAATATTATCACCAGTAACAAACGAGTATGTTGTAGAACCAACTCTAGATGTGAAGCTTGTTCCTCTAGGAATAAGAACAGAAGATACCGATGAAGTTGGTGTAATAGAAATATTTACTATTGAACGTGAAGATGAATACGATCTTGGAAGATAGTTTAATTCTTTTGCGTGCGATAAAATACTATCTCTCAATTGAGCTGTATCAAGAAACATTTCACTGGCAACCATGTTAGTATAGAATGAATTTAGGTAAGTATTATATGATAATACATCTACCAATACAGACATGTTAGAACCTTCAAAGTTGTAATCTCTGAATGCTGTATTGTTTTTCAGGTGATTTTTAAGATTTGATTTTAATGTATCAAAGTCTAAACCTATTAAATTAATACTTGTATTACTGGCCATTATCTTACCCTAGTTAAAATTAGATCTAATGTCTGAGGTTCTGCACTATTTATTGTAGCAAAAGTAATCGTTACAACAAAAGCATTCAGCTCATCCTGTGCTGAAACAATAACATCTATAATTCTTGCTCTTGGTTCGCTATTTTCTATTGCATCTATTATCATTGTTTTCATTACTGATTCTGTTCCAGGATCAGCCATTTCAAATAACATAGATCTAATATCACAACCAAAATTATAATTAAAAAACCGTTCACCTTTGTTGGTTAGAATAATGTTTCTTAATGAATTTTTAACAGAATCCACATTTGTTATTTTATTGAGTTCTTTTGAACCTGCATACACTTCCATAGTTGCAAGAAAGTCGCTGTAATAAACAGGTTGCTTTGTTGTTGGTGTAAACTTATCTCTTTTTGTTATTAGTGCCACTCTAATCTCCTATGAACACATTGCTAGATCCCGAATCAGCATCACCACATGAAGCTGGATCCCCAGCCCTACAAATACCAATACCGTTAGCAAATACAGAACCTGAACCAGCAGCCATTACAGGACCAGCATGTGCAGCTATTCCATGACCAGCAACTGCATCTCCTATTCTAACAACCCCTGCCCCATTTGCAAAAACATTATCAGAACCAGCTATGTTTGTTCCTCCTGCAGCATCTATCCCATTTCTTGAAACGCCTGGCATATTAAGGATTAAAATCTATTCTTGGAGCTTTAAAAGTCATATTGCCTGCAGATTGCACAGTATATGTTCCACTAACATTCACATTAACATTACCTTTCACTTCTATATTTACATCTCCTTGAATATACACAGTTTTATTCTTTGCAACAATCTCATAACTGTCTCCAACTATTTTATCTACCCGTCTGCCAGTTTCATCTATTTCAGTGTATGTCCCTGTCTTGTGACGGGTGTTTATTCTCTCATGATTTGGTGTATCATCTATTTCAAAAATATGACCAGATTCTGATTTGAATACTTTATTATATGGATACTTTGATTTGTAAGCGGATTCAGGTTCTGGTCCAAGCTGTGGATTATTTATTGTATTCATTTCCCGTGCTTGAGATGGAACATCATGTAATTTGGGATCTCTATTAGGAATACCAAACATTGTAGCAAAATAAACTGGCATTTGACTTTCCGCACCATCCATGAAAAATCCAAACACTGTTGAACCAACTTCTATACCTACTGGTGCAAGACCTACTTCTGACATTGATGAACTTGTTATTGGAACAAGAGGGGTTGCCCAAGGCAAACTTGCAGTAGGTATCTTTTCCGTATT